AGTAAACGTAAGGTTCCTTATGAAAAAGGTGTACCTAAAAAATATCTTGAAAATAAAAAACGTTCTAGGTCTTCTGTTGCTGCTGAAATCAAACGTACTTCTAAAGCCTATAAAGAAGGTAGGTATATAGATTTGAAAGCTGTACAGAAATCAAGGGCAGTCAGGAAAAAGAAAAAAAGATGAAGATTAAAGGCGTTGATGCTAGCAAGTTGACTAAAAGACAACAGACTGCTTTGAAAAAACATTCTAAGCATCATACAAAAAAACATATTCAATATATGGTAAACTCAATGAAACGTGGTTCTAGTTTTTCTAAATCACATGTGAACGCACAAAAAAAGGTAGGTAAATAATGCCAAAGGGTAATGGAGAATATTCTGCAGCACAAAAGAAAATAGCTGCTGTTGCTCCACCATATGACAAGATTACTGGAGCTGACTTTAAAAAGTTACGTTCAAATGGTAAACGTAAACCAAAACAATAATGGCTAAAAGAGTTAGTTGGAAGTGGGGTGGTAAAACTTATTACGGTACTCTTATAAGAGAAACTAAAACACATAAGTTTGCTAGAACTAAAAATGGAAAGATAAAGAAGATTAAAAAATAATGGCTATTACATATAGAGGCGAAAGATTTTCTGGGTACAACAAGCCAAAGAGAACACCGAAGCACCCTACCAAATCTCATGCCGTTCTTGCGAAAGAAGGGGGTAAGGTAAAACTTATCAGATTTGGACAACAGGGTGTTTCTGGTGCAGGTAAAAACCCTAAAAGTAAAAGAGACAAAGCAAGACGTAAATCATTTAAGGCTAGACATGCTAAAAATATTAGGAAGGGAAAAATGTCTGCAGCCTATTGGGCTAATAAGACAAAATGGTAAATGTTGTTTGCGCTGTTCCAGAATGTTCTAATACTCTTCCTAAAGGTCAAAGAAAATTTTGTTCAACTAAATGTAGACAACTTGTTGATAAAAGAAAATCAAGAGCTAAAGAAAAAGGTGAAGTATATTTACTTCCTGAAAAAAAATCTAATACTAAAGCTAAGCAACCTAAAAAACAAACGCAGGCTGAAGATGGAAGAGCTTCTGCGCGTAGAGGACCTAAATACGAAAACTTTGTAGCAGAAGGTATAGTGCATGAAGTTCTTGGTGATGAGATAACAAGAGATGATGCAGCAGATTTATTAAAAGTATCAAAAGCACAGATATCAAGATTTCTATCTGCATATCAAGAAGATTTAGAATATGAAAAAGCACAAGCAGATTGGGAAGTTCCAACTGCAGCAATAGAATCATTAGAAAGTTTTGTTACATTTAGAGAAAGATATTTCTTAACAGAACGTGGTGTACCTTTTGAAACTGCACCTTTTCATGAAAGATGGATAACATCAATTAATAATTCAATAGAAACAGGTGGACAGTTATTAATACTATCACCCCCAAGACATGGTAAAACAGAACTTCTTATACATTTTGCAATATACCAAATATGTAAAAACCCAAATGTAAGAATTATGTGGGTAGGTGGTAATGAAGATATTGCTAAAAACTCTGTATCTTCTGTATTAGATACTTTAGAATCAAATGCTAGGTTAAAAGAAGATTTTTGTGGACCTATGGGTTCTTTCAAACCAAGAACAAGAACTGGTAAATCTTGGTCAAAAAATGGTTTTACAGTTTCTACAAGAACAGTACACGGTATAAAATCACCAACAATGATAGGTATTGGTAAGGGTGGCAAGATACTATCAAGAGACTGTGACATTATTATTGCAGACGACATTGAGGACCATGCATCTACTGCACAACCAAGTGCAAGAAGAAATACAAAAACCTGGTGGACAACAACACTTGCATCAAGAAAAGAGGAACATACATCAATGTTGGTTATAGGTTCTAGACAACACCCTGAAGATTTATATTCTGCACTAATAGACAATGAAGCATGGGATAATATAGTTGAAGAAGCCCATGATTCTTCTTGTACCATACCTGAGCTAGAAGAAGAAGAACATGTTGATTGTATGCTTTGGTCTGGATTTAGAACTTACAAATGGTTAATGTCAAGAAAACGTGACTCAATGACTACAGGTGGTCAACAGAGATTTGAGATGGTCTATATGAATAGACCTGGTAAAGCAGGTGGTTCTATCTTTAACATAGAATCTATTACTAATTGTATGGACCACTCAACATATGTTGGTGATATACCTAAGTATAGTTATTTAGTTGCAGGACTAGACCCTGCTGCTACAGGCTATCAAGCTGCTTTTTTATGGGCAATACTAGATAATGGTGAAGATGAACTGTTACAAATGGTTGACATAGAAAATAATAAAGGTGGTGGTATAGAAGAAGCATATAGGGTTATTGTTGAATGGTTTGATAAATATCAATGTAGACATTGGGTTATTGAAGAAAACAACTTTCAAAAAGCAATTAGGCAAGACCCACGTATAAAACAGTTTGCAAATGTAAATGCAATCAAACTTGAAGGTCATGAAACCTATAAAAACAAATGGGATAGTCGATTTGGTATATCTACACTATCGCCTATGTTTGATGACAGACTTATTGTGTTACCTTTTGCTAATGCAGAATCACAAGCAAAATCTGAAATGTATAGAAAACAGCTTATGTTTTTTGGTTCATCTGGTAAAAACAAATATAAATCAGATATAGTAATGGCAAGTTGGTTTCCAATGAAAGTCTTAAGACAGTTGCAAAAAGAACAATATGCTGATATAGGAATTGACTACACTCCTAGCTATGAAGACTTTGATGTAGTAGAATGGAACGAAGCACCATGGAGATAATATGCTAGTAAATGATATTCTTGACAGAACTTTAAATTTAAAGAAAATGCATGATGAAGCACTTGTAGATAGACAAAGATTTCGTGCAATCATGAATGGAGGTTCTGATGGCATAGCAGCATTATTAGGCGAAAAGATGAATAATATGGATTCTGAATTATTGCCTGCACCAAACTTACTTGTATCTGCTTTAGATAGACTTGCACAAAAAATTGGAAGAGTACCTGCACTTGATGTTCATGTTACAAATCCTAGAGATAGTGTAAGAAATAAAAACAAAAAAGATAAATTAGAAAGAATTGTTACATCATATGACCAACTTCAAAGATTAGAGTTACAACTTCCACAAGTTGCAAGATGGTTGCCAGGATATGGATTTGCTGTTTTTGTTATTACTTCACGTACAGACCCAAATGGTAATGTATATCCAACAGCAGAACTTCGTGACCCTTATACAACTTTTCCTGGATATCAAGGTGCAAATCAAATGGCAGAAGAACTTGTATCAATTAAAAAGGTGCCGTTAAACAATCTTGTAAAGATGTATCCAGAACTTAAAAAATATTTTGACCAACAAGATAGAGAAACAGATGAAGAAAATTATTTAAGTCATGGTATATATTTAGACAATGATAATGGTTCATGGGAAAATCAAGCAGAAGTTGGAGATGTAATAGCTGAATACATGAATCCAGAAGGAACTTATGTTGTACATGTAGGTTCTAAAACTATCGTTGATTTTGTACCAAATGTTTTAAAATCAGGTCCATCTTTTGTTTGTGCTAAAAGATATTCTTTTGACCAAATACAAGGACAGTTTGACCAAGTAATAGGTCTTATGGCAGCAATGGCAAAAATAAATATTATGTCTGTTATTGCTATGGAAGATGCTGTATTTACAGAAACTAATATTGTAGGTGAAATAGAATCTGGACAATATAGAAAAGGTAGAAATGCTATAAACTATTTGTCTCCTGGTTCACAAGTAGTAAAACCTGTAAACAATTTACCATATCAATTATTTGAATCTGTATCAAGAATAGAAAGACATCTTAGAACAGTAGCAGGTTATCCAGTTAGTGATGATGCTATATCACCAAACTCTTTTGTAACAGGTAGAGGTCTTGAAGAATTGCAAGCAGGTATTGGTGCAATGGTAAATGAATACCATACAGTACTTACATATGCATTACAAGAAGTTGATTACAAAAGATTAGAACTTGATGAACTTGGTTTAAATAAAAGAAAACCACTTACAGGAACTATGAATGGTTCTGCATTTTCAGAAAGCTATACACCGTCAGCAGATATTGGTGGTAACTATCTTACAAAACGTAAGTATGGTGCTATGGCTACATTTGATGAAGCAGGTAAGGTTATTACAGGTTTACAATTATTACAAGCAGGTATTATTGATAAACAAACAATGCAAAGAGAAATGGACGGTCTAGAAAACTTACAAGATATAAACGAACGTATTACTAGAGATAAAGCAGAAAGTGTTATGTTTGATTCTTTATTAGCTAGAGCAAGTCAGAATGATTCTAAAGCAATGATGGCATTGGTTGATTTATATAATAGTCCAAGACAAATGGGTACGATACTCAAGAAATTTTTTACGGCTGAAGAGCCACAAATGTCACAAGTAGAACAAGTGTTGGCAGGACAAGGTACTGCAGCGCCACAAGGTCCACCTCCGTCACCACAAGATGTAATGTCTTTGTTAGGGGGTGGATAGTGGACTTTGATAATATAAATGCAGCATTTCACAATATAGTTACATCAGAAGACTGGGAATTAAATAAACTAGATGTAGCAGAATTATATTTGAATGATAACTTGGAAGATGATTCAAGAGATAATTCATGGGAAACTATGGACGGTCTTACAATTATGTTTGTACCAGGATATGGTAGATTACAAATGATTTGGATACAAGAGGAAGAGAATGACTAGAGGACAAAAAAAAGGTGCATTTGCAATAGATGCACAAAGAGGTGAAGGTTCAGCAGAAAGAGAAAGTATGCTTAGAAGTGTACCTGTTGAAGAAACTCCACCTATACCTACAACACCTGCTGTTGTTGAACCAACAATGCCAAGGGCAAATGGTAATGTTGCAAACGTATTTAGGTCAACAGATAAACCAGGTATACAAGCTGTAGATGAATTGCCACAAATAGAGGGATATAAAGTATACGGAGGACAAAATATAGATGTAGCTTCTCAAGCTGCTGCCGCAATAAACGACATACTTGGAGGTAGTGAAGAAGCATCAGCCATGATTAGTTTTGATATCTAATGGCAATATATGGATATCAACCACCTGACCTAGAGTTAGCAGCTATAGATGAACATAGAAAGCGTGAAAATCAATATAACGCAGTAAAACAAACTTTAGAATCAAAACCTGAAATAGGTATAAACCTTGAACATATTGTAAATAAATACGGAAACATTCTTGGTAGGGATATTATGGTTGGTTCTGCTTTGCTTGGTTTTACAGAAGATTCACCAGAGATAGCTGCTCTAGTAAAAAGACAAATTGAAATAGAACAAGAAAATTCTAGAAAAGGTTTTGAAAAAGTAAAAGCTATGGGTAGAGGTATTGTTAGAAATACTTTTGTTGGTTTAGATTCTTTTGCAGAATCATTTATAAAAAGACCATATCAAGCTGCTGCAAGAGCAGCAATAGATAGAGGTAAATCTCCACAACTAGCAAATCTTATGTGGTTTTCTCATCTTATATCAGCAGGTAATGGAGAGCATGTTTTAGGATTTCTTACAGGAGATAGTGAATTTGCTGACGCATATAAAGATGCTAGAAAAGATTTAGGTGATGTAGTTGCTGTTCGTGCAATAAAAGAACTTGCAAAAGGAAACAAGATAAATCTTGGTGAAGGATACTTTGGTAATTCTACACTTGCTAGAGATACAGAAATATTTAAAGAGATACAAGCTACTATTAAAGACCCATCACAACTTGCAGCTATAGAACAAGTCATACAACAACAATTAGGTGTACCTATTACAGAACTTGAAAGAGATGCAGTAGAAGCTAATACATATAGAGGACAAGTTATATCACCAGGAAGAATTATGGCTATGAACTTTGTAGAGCCTGGCACAGAAAGATACAGAACTGTATCAGGATTGATTGATGGAATAATTACATTAGGTTTTGACCCTACAAACTTAGTTGGTGGTCAATTTGTTCGTGCAGGTAAATATGGAAAAATGTTTATATCTGGTGAAAAAATGACTGGATTTAGTGCAGCTAAATCACAAGGTCAAAATATATTTCAAGGTGTAAACGTACAAGGAAAAAGAGGAACATATTTTAGGTATGTTGATGTTGGAGATAATGTTTTATCAAAAGCTAAATATACAGAAGATGAACTTAGATTGCTTGCTAAAGAAGGTGGTAATACAAGTTATAAATATGCTAGAGATGCTAAAGGTAAAATAATAAATAAACAACTTAGAAAAGATGGTTCTAAGGCTAGACAAAAAGAACCTATAGTAAGTAAAGCTATTGTAGGTATAAACAAAGGTGAAAAAGGTACAGATATACTTATTGATTCTGTTGCTTTACAAAAAACACTTTTACCTGTTGGACCTGATGAAAAAATTAGAGTATTTGGTAAACAGGGTATAGATTTAGATTATGGAGATTTTGATGACTTTGATGATTATCTTGATTTTATGGTTGACCATGCACTTGTTGAACAACAAGCATTTGCAGGAGAATCAGTAAAGTTATTGAATGAAACAGCAGAAAAAGTTGCTAAAGCTAAAAAAGCAGGACCTTCTGCTAGAGAAGATTTTCTTAAACTTGAAATACAACTTGAACAAGAGATATCTTCATATGTAAAAGGACTACGTGCAGGTAGGGTTAGAGAAATTGAAAAAATAAAAAATGCATCTGGTCTTACTAAAGTATTAAAACCATCATTAAATAAAACAAGATTTGAAGGGTGGCATGCCACAACAGGTAGAAAGATATATCAATTCATGTATGACCAAATACAAAATGGTGCATTTGACTATGAAGATATTATGAAACTACTTCCAGATGTTGCACCACATACTAAAAGAAGTATATTGTCTGCAGAATCTGCAGATGCCATAGGTGATATAGTTGCAAATGAAGTGAGGGCAGGAACAATTACAAAGCGTCTTGACCCTTACTCATTTACATTTAGAGGTGGTGTATCACGTAGAGTAGGTCGTGCAGTCGGAAGAAACAATAAAATACTTGATGATGGAGGAAAGATTGATTTTTCTGATATGGGAGATTTTCTTGGTGTAGGAGCTGTAGTACAAAGAAGAGCTAGAGATAGTAAGATGTACAGATTGTTTCAGTCTATTGCACCTTCTTATATAACTGCACATTCTAGGTCAAAAGGTTTTAGGGAACTAGAACAGTTAATTACAAGATTACCGTTTACAACTGCACAAAAAACAAGATTGTTTGATGACCTTGCAACAACAAGTCAAAAACTTGATGACTTTGCTTTATCTAACAATCGTGTATCAAAACTAAGACTTACAGAAGAATTTTATAATTTGTTATTAGGTTCTGACCCAGAAAAAACTGGTGGTCTTTTAGGCGAAGTATCAAAACTTCTGACAGCAAAAGGTTTCCCAAGACAGTTTGCAGGTGGCACATTAGATTTTATAGCAGAGGTAAAAGCATCAAGAGCATACTGGGTATCTCTTGTAGGAGATGAAGTTGTTGATATAGGTTTTACAGGTTCCAAAGCAAAACCTGCAGGACAATATGTAAAAGATAGTGCAAAAGCAAAACTTGAAATGCAAGAGTTAGAAGGACTTGTAGATTCAGGTAATGCAAAAAAGATAAGAGAATTTATAGAACAAACTTATGATGGAGATTTGAAATATGCACAACCAACAGCACATCTTATGTCTGAAATGCTTACAGGAAATATACCACTTCCTGATATGAATGAAGTATTTAGGATACTTGGAACTTTTAGAAACACATTATACAGCATGACAGGTTTGAATAAACTTGGTCCAAAAAGAATTGACTTACCACAATTATTAGCACTTGATGGAAGAGTTGATGATATAACAGATTTAGCAAAGACAAATAGAGAATTTGCAGAGTTTATAGCCAAGTGGCAAAGAGATGACGGTGTAAAAGCATTAACAGATGAATATAAAAGAATAACTGGACAGACTTATAAACCAATTCCTAAAGGAGAAGTATTAGATATATTTAATGATTTAGATACTGCTGATTTTGTTCAAGAAGCATTTGGTGCAGGTAACATTGCAGCCAACGCTGTTACACAAAACTTAGCAAAAATATTTTACAAGTATGATAAAGATGCAGGTAGATTAACAAACTCTGTTTTAATAAGATTAGCAAACAACGCAATATCAGGCGTATGGAAACCATTTCAACTTTTAAGATTTGCATGGACTGTAAGAGTTATATCTGAAGAACAGTTACGTATGTGGGCAGCAGACTTAACACAGATATATACACACCCTTTATCACATATTGCATATGCTTTTAATAGAAAAGCTGCAACAGATGTTTTAGGTAACTCTTTCAAAGAATCACTTTTATTTAAACAAGCTATGTCAAGAGGTTCAGATGGATTGATGATAAGAAGTGCTGATAGTATGGATAGATATTTTGACACCATAGAAAAATCAAAAGCAATGGCTTCTGGTGGAAAAGTAAGACTTGATTATGCAAAAGGTTGGGCTACAGAATATACATTATTAGCAGATGATGATTTGGTAGTAGAAGTAGCCAAAATACTTAGAGGAACTTCTGATTTTAAAAGTATTGATAACTTAGCAGCGCATCTTGTAAGAAAAGATTTACCTGAAGATAGACTTGCATTAGCCTGGCAAAACTGGGCAGATGAAGCAGACGGTGTAACAAGAAACGCAAGAAAAACTATGGTGTCTGATAAAGATAGAACATTAGAATATCTTGAATCTTTGCACGCTAGAATAGTTGACAAACTTGGCGGAGATTTTAAAAAATATGTTTTAGACCCAACTACAGGAAAGAAAATAGAAATACCTAAAAATGTAGTTTTTGAAAATGTAAAAGATGCAAATGATTTACCATTGCGCATGTATTATGAAATAACAGAACATGGTAAATATCATGATAATTTATTAAATGGTCTTGCAGATAAAAAAGCTTCTTTCTTAAGACAAAGAAGAGGGAAAGAAATAGCTGATGATGTTGATTTAGGAAAAGCAGCAGAAATATTTGATGAGATTGCTATTGGTAATAACGCTAGCTCAAAAGAGTTTTCAGAGCTTGTAAATCAATTTTCTAAAATTGTTGAGGACGGACCTCAAGTAGCAAAAGTATCAAGAGCATTAACAAGAAAGCCAGGTGTTGGTGAATCTTATAATAAAACTGTAGCAGCATGGTTTGATTTACTTATGTCAAAACCTACAAACTTTTTATCTAGGTCTCCTGCTTTTAAACAATTTTATTATAGAAGAGTAGCTGAATCAGCATATAC